GGTTTTCTAATCAAAATCAATTACACTGACAAGTTAACAACTGAGTTTTGTTCGTCTTATTTTATTCCCACGTTCAACTCACACATTTTAGTCCCAAAACCAGGACGCTTCCTAGCAAAAACACTCTGGTGTAAAAATACAAATTACACGCAAAGACAAATAGAAGAACAATTTGCAGGAATACTCAATGGCATGAAAGAGAGTATGGTGAATCTGCCTGTAATACGAGGTTTGTACCGTAACCCAGCCTATATTAGGTGGATTGGTACGAGGCCCGTTCGCCAGGAATATAATGAATACGCTCGTACAGTAGCAGATTACGGAGATAATGAGTGGCACTTCTTCCTTGACAAATATGACTTGTATCCTAATGATTTGAAGGATATGGAAGATGAATTAGCAGGAGCCACACTGCCTCATGCATACAAACATCCAGGTTTCAGGAGAATGATTGAGACCGACTGGTGTCCCAACGAAAACCGCGGGTTCCTAGCTTACACGCCTGTAACAAAAGTCAAGAAGGATTTATTCTTTGAGATGATTGTGACCACGTTAGGTGAAGAACTTGTTTTGACTTTCGTTCCTTTATTGGAAATACCGTTGGGAATGGTCGAATCTTATTTTTACGGAACCCCAGTGAATTTGTTAATACACTTACTACTACTCATCATTAGGATGGGACCATGTTGGTGGTTAGCGATAATTGCTCACGTTGTAATCAATTACCATATAGCAAACAAATGTAACAGTTTGGGGTCCGCGGCCTATAAACTAATACAGTTTAACTCTGGTGTAACTCAGAGAATTTTAAAAATGGCTAAAAAGATTAAACAACGTAAACCGCAAGTTCCGAAAAAGAAACGCGGGGTTAGACAACCCAAAAAGCGCATTATGTCGAATGACCAAATGTACTCTTTAATGGTTGCTGATCCGTGTAACGGACCACTGTTGGAAGGGTTTTACAGCTCTTCTGAAGGAATGTTAAACAAGTTGAAAAGTGTTTATTCAACGAACCAAACACTCACTAATGGTTATATATTGTGGGACCCTTCCTTTACTAGTGGTGCTGTGTCTGGGGCATTTAATGCCTTCATACACGTCACCTCCACCCCTGCTACTAATCCAGCGAATTCTG